TACTTTAAAAAAGACGAGGTAACTGATGATGACGAATAAAACTATTCAAGTAGCTAACCACTGGTTTAACGATTCTGGGGACGTAGAAATTGTACTCTTGAAACCACTTATTGATAGAGAGCTAATCAATAACTTGTTTTGGTATTCCGGTGATGAACGACCACTATGGGTACGTGGTACAACGTTAAGTGATGACGAAGTAATGGATACACATCCTTATAAGCAACGAAAAATGCAGTCAATTGAGGACGACATTCCTGATGATTGCTACACGGCTTTAATGTAAGGGGCAATTGATGATGGCAATTAAAGAAAGCCAAAACACGTATGACGATTGCCCTGTTTGTCCCTATTGTGGTTGGCGTCAAGAAAGAGCAGATTGCTATTATCCTAATTCTTATGATAGTATTTATGAATATTTATGCCAAAAATGCTATAAGACTTTTTTCACCCATGTTATGCCAAATAACTACAAGAGTGCAAAGAAAGTGAGTGACCTTTATTGATGAGCAATGAGACGAAGCAGGACGTACTAGAGAAATTGGCAGAATGCTACGCCGAAGTTTATGACGCATACACTGAGGAAACAGGAAGCCCATACTACCGTGATGACGAGCCAAGTTATCTTGATGAATATGGTGTCGCCTTGCCAGATGATCTGCCAACTATCCTAGAATGTGTGTCTAAGGAAATTAAGGATGGATATGGCAAGAATAGCTTGCTTGATGAGTTAGCTTGGGCAAATCAGGATGCTTTGCCATCAAGTAAGGTTAGCAAATGGATAAATGATAATGAGACTCTATTTGCAGAGGCATGGAGTCGTGGACTATGGGTAGTTAAGGAAACTGGGGAGGTAACTGGCTATGACGAGCAATGAGACGAAGCAGGACGTGTTCGAGGACGCGGCATTCAACATTGAGACTTCTGCTCCAGATGGTCCAAAATTTGCAGATGAGCTTAGACAGCGTTATGACGCTGCCTTGCCAGATGATCTGCCGGTGATTCCAGAATTAATTGGGAAATACCTGATAATGTGTAAGCATGATCGTGGAGATTTGGTTCAGGCGCTTGATGAGGGTACGTCATTTTTATTGGATGGCACTCAATGGGAAAGCGTGCAAGATTGGTTCTGGTTCAGTGACGTCAAAGATAGCGTTGACACTTTCGCCCGTGCATGGGTGCTAGGTGTCTGGCGCGTTGAGGGGACAGGAGAAATCATGAAATTGGAGGAAGAAAAATGAAATATTACGGAACAGAAGAACCTTTCTATAGCTTAATCGTTGCTAACAACAATAAGGAAGCTCTTAAACTGTACCGTGAAATGTATGGGGATAATGATGACCCCGAACAATTTAAAGAGCTAAGCCGGGAAGAAGCACTGTATCGTATTTCTTCTGCAAAAACAGAAGACGGGGATAGTCTCACCTATGAAGAGGTTAAAGAAGATTTGGACGCTAAGGCACCCATAATGCTTCTAGTAGATGGAGACATCTTATAGGAGGGAAATAATGTTACGAATTGATTTAAAAGACTTAGATCTTAAGAAAGCAAAGGTAAGTGGCCTATGGAGTATTATATTGGTTATTCCTATCTTACTATTAGACGCTGCCGTAATTATGTATGGTTGGAATACCTTTATTGTACCTACATTTAGCTTACCTAAGTTACGTTTAATTGTAACTATGGGTATTTCTATCTGGTTTAACTATTTAATTATGAAACCAAGGGATATAGGTGATAAAGATATTACTTGGTACCAGATAATGAATGGTACTAGTAGCGCTTTATTCTGCTGGTTTATGATGTATGCAATTCACTTGTTTATTTAAGAGGTAGTTATAAATGAAGGCTAAAGACTTAATTAAGCTGTTGCAAAATTTTGATGGTGATCAGGAAGTTGCTATTTATAATGAGCCATTATGCAGTGCTTTGATAATTCCTAGCTATGATTTAGAGTTACAAGTTAGTATTGATAGTGATTTTGCAGAAGAATATGAGTTACCTAAAGACACTATTTTTATTACTGGGAAGTAACTCACTGAAGGAGATGTGTAATTAATGGCAGAAATGGTGAATCATCCAGATCATTACAATAAGGGACTTAAATTGAACGGTAAACCAATTGAAGCAATAGATGTTATTAACATGTTTGCAAATATGGAGGGAATCTCAGGAGATGAGTCCTTTATGCTTGGAACTGTTATTAAGTATTTATCTCGTTTTCCTTATAAGGGCAAGCGTAAGGAGGACCTAGAGAAAGCTCGTTGGTACCTTGATAAACTGATTAAGCTAAACGACCCTGAAGACGGCCTATGCGAACTTACAGAGGATTATAAAGCCAGCATTGCTCCCTACAACGATTTAGGACACATGTCTACGATTAGTAAAGGAACCGTTGGACAAATTAAACACTACCAAGATTTTAAGGACATTAAAATTTTTATTCCTATTGAGGGAAAAGCCGTCTTTATTCCATGGGCTGTGCCAGATTGTTTTAGAAAGCTAGGATAGAAAAGAGAGGAATTAATAATGCAAGAATTAATAACAGGCGTTAAACAAGCTTTTTCTCCTAAGCGGAACTGGAAGGAGCTAACAGAATTTAATGGTAAGGAATATATTTTAATGGCCTTTATGGTGGGGGCCTCTATCCTATCATTTTATTTTGGCAAAGACTATTCATGGCTAGGTTGGCTAGGGGGCATTACCAGTGTGGCAACAGGGATGAGTCTTATCCTTGTTGATAAAGGTAAGCTTACTAACTATATGTGGGGAACAGTAGGCAGTATTGCGTGGCTGATTGTTAGCTTACATAACAGGTTAATTGGTGATATTTTCTCACAGGTTTTTTATACAGTTATGCAGTTTGTGGGTATCTATGTATGGTACCGATCCATGAATGTGGCCAAGGAGGAGAAGGCGGAAAGTAAAAAGATTCCTCTTTGGCTTGGCGGATTAGTAACAGCTGGACTTGTTATCGGCTACTTTATTATTGTGTATGTTAGCCATAGTGTTAATGGTAATCAAATCTGGTTAGATGCCACCCTTTTACCCTTGGGAATTGCCGGGCAAGTATTAATGACATTTAGCTATAGGTCCCAGTGGGTAGTGTGGATTTTACTAGATGCAATTAATGTCTATATCTGGTATGTTCAATTCGTATCCGGTGGCGTGGCTGCCATGAGTATGTTTGTACTTCAAATTATTATGCTAGTTAACGCTTTTTATGGGGCATATTGTTGGTATAAAGAAAATTAAATATTGACATTTGAATGACCTTGTGGTAACTTAACTATAAGGTCATTTTTTGAAAGGAGAACAGCTCATGAAAGATATTAAAGCCACTCAAAGCAGTGTGGAATAGATAATGACATGTTTAAAAAGGAAGAGGTAAGAGACGAAAAATGAAAGAACTAATGACAAAGAACCGGATTAATGGTAAACGCATTGGTGTATACTTTGGGACATTTGCACCCTTTCATGCTATTCACACCCAGAATCTTTATAAAGCATTAGCAGAAAATGATGGGGTTGTTTTAGTGGTAAGTGGTTATGCCGGTGATCGGGGTGATAAAGTAGGGCTTCCATTGTATCGCCGGTTCCGTTACTTGCGTGAAGCCTTTGCAGATGAGCCTAATGTTGTTGTGGCCATGCTTAATGAAGATAATATTCCACATTATCCTGATGGCTGGACGCCTTGGGCTAAGAAGTTGGAGTCAATTGTTAAGAAAGCAGTTATTAACTACTCAGAAGCCACTATCACGAATTACTCAGGAGAACCTGACTATAAAGAAAAGATGGAAGAATATCTTCCTAGCTGGAAAGAGCAAGTCATCCCACGAACAAAGAATCCAATTTCAGCTACTATGATTCGGAGTGACCCTTTGCGCTACTGGAACTTAATTAATCGTGTATATCGCCGTCATTTTGCCAAGAAGGTGCTTGTAGCTGGTCCTGCATCTGGTGGCAAGTCAACACTTGTAAAACGGCTTGCACGGTCTGTTAATGCCCCATTTAGCACTGAATATGCACGCAACTATGAAGAAAAGTACAACCTAACTGATGGTGAGTTGACTGTAGATGACTATAGTCACTTTTTCCAAGGGCAATATGATGCAAACCAAGCAGAAATTAATAGTCCAGCCAACCAAGGTATTGTATTTTGTGACACAGACGCTATGGTAACTGAAATTTATGCACGTATGTATTTGCCAGAAAAAGATTATAAGAGTTTGCACGATATGTATCAAAACGCCATTAAGCATGAAGATTGGGATTTGATTTTATTCATCCCGCCTATTACCAATTATGTTGACGATGGTTTCCGAAATATGGAATGGGAAGCAAGCCGAAAAGAATACTCAGACAACTTAATTGCCGAAATTAAGAAGCAAGGCTTTGGTGATAAGATTGTTATGCTAGATGACAAGGGTAGTGAAGAAGACCCAGAAGGATTCCTAGCTCGTTATGAACATGCTATTGATGCTATTCGTAATATTGGAATTGATATTGAGTTGTTTGGTCAAACAGTGTCTTTACGGGATAAATAATATGGCAGAAGACTGGTTAGATTTAGATAAGGTATTAGATGACAATGATAAGTCCAGGTATGATAGCTTTGAAGATTGGGCAGCTGATGAGTCTAATGAATATGCAAAAACATTTATTCCAGATGATGCCAGAAATTACCCACAGCTACATTTTATCAAAGGACTACTAGCAGGTACGCAGGGCTATGTAGCAGGTGGGTGCTTTAAAGATATTTTAATGGGTAAAAAGCCGCGAGACCTTGATGCTTATTTTAAAAATGATATAGACTTTAACGAAGCTGTGGGTCTCTTTGATGGTAAAGTAGAGCAAGGGACAGCAAGTAAGAGTTATAGCACTAAAAACGTTACAGCTTATCACTACCATG